GGTATCCTGCCAGCCAATCTCCATTTGGCATCACCATGCATGGAAGGCATCTCGTTTCTAAGGTGGTGGTTTGATTCAAGGATATTGGTTACATTCTGAGTTCTTACAATGTGCAGCTTTCCATCTTCTTCTATATATTTATCAGAGACTTCTTTCATTTTTTTCTCCATAAAGAATCAGGGGAGGACAAGCCTCCCCGTCATCAATTAATTGCTAATAACTATTAGCTGGTAGAGCAGTCAGCTACGACTCCATGAGCTTTCTCGTTGTCAACCTGGAGGCCATATTCTACAGAAATCAGCCTGCGCTCACTGTGACCAGTACGAGCAAGTGGTTTCTGAGAAGTAGGTTTCAGGTAAGCTACACGAGCATAGTTAGGGTCGAGTACAAAGCAGTCCCTAGAACGGCTAAAACGATCAGGAACGATCGTTAACTCACCGAAATCGCTGACATACACATCGATAGCAGCAGACAGAGTCTTATCCGTTATATCTTTGTACTTTGTAGCACCACCAGTAAAGCCAGAGATAGTCTGCTTCACGAATGAACCACAAATAACAACGGAAGGCTCTGCACCCTCATCCCAACAACTAGCAATAACAGACTTCAGAATGTCTTCCGTTATGGCTCGCTGAGTACCATCGGTTGCAGCAGCGTCTACATAGCCAGAGCTACCTGAACCACTTGTCGTACCAGCAGCACCGCCAGAACCCAAGTCGGTATTGGTCCGGATAAAAGCACGAAGGCCAGCAGTCTGACGAGCAGTACCTGAAGCACCAGCAGACGCAGCTACGTTAGCTGCAAGCATGGTTTCCATGTCACGCTTCAGTTCTTTCAGCTTGTATGCAATCTGCTTGGCAATAGTCTGTTCGTTGCCAGCACCATTAACAGCTTCTGCGGTATCTGAGACTTCTACGATCTTGTCAGAAATCTGCGTGTAGTTACCCTGACGTTCTGCTGCTGTCAGTGCGTCATTACCAGGAGCAGCTTCGCCTTCAATTACACGGTTGCTACCATCGGCTGCGGTTAAAGAAACGACACCCCACTCGAAGTATGTATTGGAAACATTCCTGCGACCAATAGCAGCCATTAATGGAGCTTCGGTTGGAGAGATAGAAATCAGAGCATCCTGGAGGTCTTCCCGAATGACTGAACTATCATAAGTTTCGACTGTGTTAGTTGATACACCCATTTTAGTTCACCTCATAAATTAAGTTAGCTTAAAATAAAATTAGCAACATCATCGATATTGCCTGTCTTTTTCATTCGAGCTACAGCTTCTTCTCGTGCTTTTGTTTTTGAGGATGATGCTGGCTTCTTAGCTCCTGGCTTAATCATTTTTCTAGCATTAGAACTCTTTTGTACGGCCTTATCTTTACCATTTACAATTTCATCGTATTTGATAGCCTTGTACAGAGTTACTAATGCTCTATGATCTGCCACGTCTACTAATTCAGCCTCGGAGTAACCTAACTTCATTCCTCCAGAGACAAGTTTTTCCTTTATATTCACCGCCTTCTCAGGGTCGGCAAATTCAGGAATAGCCTGCGTCAATTTGACCATTTCCTCTCTGAGATGGACCTGTCTCGCTGCCTGCATCTGTTGGGACTGTTGTTGATTGACCTGTTCTATGACTGCCTGCTGCTTGTCGTACTCAGCTATTGCCTCGTCATACTGCATCTTGGCTTCCATATAACCTATCGGGTCATTCTTGAACATTTCGCTAGATGGTGGCTTTGGTTCCAGTAACATCTCGCCAGACTGCATCTGGCTCAAAAGCTGTTGCATCTGCTGTCTCTCTTGTAAGAGTGTGCCATAAACTTCCTCTGCCTGTTTTTTGGCTTCGGCAGCTTCTTGCATACCCTTCTGAATGTAAGCCTGACCACTATATGAGCGTTTGAGGTCATCCATGCTTACCTGAACTTCCTCGCCATCAACTTTGACAGCGTACATTTCAGGTGCAGATTGACCTTCGTCATCCAGTTGTTCCTCAGCTACATTTTCGGACTCGTCATTATCTTCAATGCTTTCTGATTCGTCCTCATCACCTAATGAGAGTTCTTCCTGTGCTTCCTCAGATTCCATCTCTGGGTTGTCTGACTCAGGTTCGCTCTTTTCGGTGGCTGCCAATATTAAACTATCGGCTACGGCATCAACTGAGCCGTCAATGTTATCAGTCGTTTCCACGGTGCTGACTCCTATCTTTTATGTTTTTTATCGAAGACCTTCTCGTCCGTTATAGCGGATTGGAGATGAGCCTCGATAATTCTAATTGCATTCACTATGGAATGCGCCTGCTCCCTAACATCAACATCTGCAGTTGCTGATATTAAAAATCTATTTATCTGCTCATTCTTTATGTCCTGCATGACAGTTACGAATGATTCATTGTTTAGCAATTCTCTTGCTCTAGCAGCCCTTCTTTTTACGTCCACTAAATGCCCCTGGGCTGATTCTGTAATGTCTTAATTGTCTCTACGTCCACAGCAGTTCCGTACTTGCCAAGTACCTCTGCTGCTTTCACGATTAATTCTTGATCCATCTGGTCACGCTTCAGGTCATCTTCCATAGCTACTTTCTCTGCATCAAGTTCCATCTTCATCATGTCAGTTTGAGCTTTAGCCTGAGCCTTCATCTGCTCTGCTTGCAGGTAGGCAGCATTCGGGTCTTGTCCTTGAGCCTGAGCCTCCTGAGCAGCTTGAGCCTGTTGCAACAGCAGTTGTTCAATCTCTGGCGTCATTGGCGTAAAGTATCTCTCAGAGTTTCTTATTCCTGACATTGAGAGCATATCTCCCAGGGTGTTCCTGATGTTTGTCATGGTGACAAGTCCATTCTGAGGACCGTATGCCTGCCATATTTGCATTTGTTGCTGGAGTGTTTGATTAAGGGCAAGCATTTTCTGCTCCTCTTTGCCAGTACCAAGACCAACATTAATCATTAAATCCATACCTGAGTTCCAGACTCTTGGGTCAACAGGGATAAATTGCCCGTTGAGCCTCATAATAACTTCATCCTGGGAGTTCTTGGTCATTTCGTTTAGCATAAGTTTGAACATACGCTTCATGCCACCCTCGGCAAAATTTCTAGCAATGACCTCTATCTGTCCGGCAGCAGCACTCATCGTCAAACTAACAGCAGTTGCGGTAGAGTTTTGTAGAGCGTCTGGGTCAAGCCCCATAGATGCCCTGGAAACGCCAGTCTTACTCTCAATAGCCTGGTCCATATACTGGAGTGCAGGAAGGGTTTGACCTGCAACAAATGGGATTGGGTTAGCCTGTATAGCACCCATCTGCTTCATTCTTCGTATAGCACCAATCTCGTTATTGAGTACATCGTCCATATTGACTAGTTCCTCAACAACGTCTAGGGGAGGATTGTTTGTTAAGGCAACATTATCTAGGACACCTCTTAACATTGAAGTGGCAGCGTCCTGGTCGTTGATGATGAGGTCTGCAACTGATCGACCATAAAATGTATGTGGTTCTGGGTCGCACTCAAAAACAGAAAATGGAATCTCATCTGCAAGCTCATAATCAAGCATCTTGTAGGATGTGCCACCAAGAATGAATTTGTATAATTGAGCAACGCCAGTGCCGTCAATGTCCATATACATATAGGCTTCAGTGACAACCACCATCTTCATTGAAGGGTCTTTAAAGTCCTCCTCTGCCCTGTCTCTGTAGAATCCAGTTCTGGCATATGTCTCCTCGTCTACCAGGGATGTAGCGTCTGACAATCCAGAAAGGTTATAAACCTCATCAAAGTCATAACCCATCTCGACAAGCTCACTGACACGCATCTCACTTCGCTGACAGACAACATAAGCATCTTCAATGCTACGGGCATTTCTGTCTACAAAAAACTCCTCTGGAGGCACAGACTCAACACAAAGCTTGCCTTCGTCTTCCTTGCGGATAATCTTTATTGAGTGCTTGGTTTCTTCAAACTCAATTCCGTCTGCACTAATCTGAACACTGCTTTCTTCAGAATGCTCAACGACCTCGATATCGTCCTCATTTACAATTAATGAAAACTCCATATCATTTAGGTCATTAAAGGTATATGTTGTGCCTTTCTGGTAGGTTTCCCAGTAAACTTTAACAATGCCATTCTTTTTAATCAGCGCATCATGAAAGGCATCGTTTAATACTTTGTAGCCACCAATTTCGTTGAACTTCCAGTGCATATATCTATTTGCTTGTTCAGCATTGGCAACATCCTCTGGTCCCATTGGCATAAACTCAACAGGTCTTTCAGATGACAAGAAAATACGCATAAGTGAAGGTTTAATGCCTCGGACAATATCACGCACTTTTGTCGAGACAACCCTAGACCTTCCAGGCTCATAGCCAATATCAACCTCACCGTCAAAGTAACGCTGGGATTTAACTCTCTCTGGAGATATTTCAGACTCAACAAAGTCTACAGCGTCTTCAACAGCACTAGCAACTATTGATTCAATCTCATCTTTTTTTAATGGCTTTAATTTCATTGTTGTTGCCCAAGTAGTCCACTTGTTAGATTAGAAACTTCTGGCGAAATATATTGAGCTTGCTGCTGCAACAGCCCACTGCGCAGGCCGCCACCTAAAACATTAGCGATAGATGAAATTCTGCCAAGCAATTGAGTTGTGAAGCCATCATCAATTAAAGCCCTTCTAACAAACTCAGGGTCAGAGCTAAATAATACCTGAGCAATTTGATTTCTTTGCTTATCATTTAGCTGAGGTGCAGCCCTTTTAACTAATTGCTCAAGTACTGCCCGAATATTGCCAGTTGCAATATTTCCAGCGACACCATACGTTTGTGCAGCCGCTTCAGCAGACCTTTGTGCTGCCATCTGAGTTGGGGCTGTTGGGGAACCTTGACCAGACCTAACTTTCATATTGTATACAGCATCATCGGCAATAGACGCTAATCTAATAGCCTCATTGGCTGAATCTTCAGGAAAAATTATTCTTAAATTTTCTCCTTCCGTAGATTCTGGATCAGCAAGTTTACCCATCAAGCCAGGCCTTCTTCTATTCTGATTCCTTATAGCATCCATAAAGCCGAGTCTTAAGCCAGCTAGAGCTTGTGGGTCATCTGCATATTTTTCTACTATAAGTTCAATTTCATCAGAATTTTCCCTCAATGCTTTAGTCCCAACTTTGAACGCATCCCTAGAATTTCTTAAAGATTCTGCGGCTGCTCTAACTGATATTAATTCAGTATAAGTTGAATCAAGTTGGTTTTGTAAATTATTTCTAGCATCTCTAACAAGTCCAGATAAAGTTCCTTCAGAAACAGACGGCTGAGAAAGTCTAAAAGACTCATCTCTCAAGGTTCTTCTTAAAATCTCAGCATCTTCTAAGGTTGGGATTCTTGACAAGGTTAATCGCCCAGTATCTTCTACTTTATAAAGCGGAACTAAATTCTCTCCTGATTGGTAAATCCTTCCAATCTTTGCTCTTGCCTCTGGGAATCTTTGCAAGATGTCTTCAATCGTAGCCGCTATTTCTGGAGTTACTTCAGGAACCTCTCCAAAAATACCTGTGTAAGCATTTCTTTCTGCAACCCTTAATTGATCATCAGTAGCATTAAAAATTCTTCTGGCATTTCCAACACCTCGCCCACCAGAAAGCGACTCTTGCATGAAATTCATTGCAGCCAAATTTGTTTGATCTCTGCGAGTTCGAACAGCCTGATTTATTGTTGTTTGTGTTGCGCCACCAGAAGCCCTGTATGCTTTTATTGTATCAAAAAGGCTTCTGTTTTCTGCCATTAGACTTCCGCTTGCAATATCATCAATTATTTCATCAGGAGTCTTGCCAGTTTCTACAACAAGCCTGTCTATTTCATTTCTGACAATCTCTGGCATTCTCCCGCCAAATTTTTCTCTAGCAAATTGAGTTAAAGCTGAAACACCTTCACTAGCAACTTTTCCAAAACCAAAAAATATTGGATTCAAACCAGCAGATATAACTCCGCTTACTCCTGCTCCACCAGTCTGCTCAAGCCCTGTCCCCTCACCATAACCATAACCAGAAACAACGCCTTCTGCAAAACCAGTACCAGCCATTCTTGCAAGACTTGGCTCTGCGGTTGCCCCCCTTGTAAGCAATGCTGGAACTAAAGCCCCTGCAATCTCATATCCTATAGATTCGTATGGGTGGTCTTTTTTATAGTCAGCTAATTTTGTTCTTAATTCATCTCTTATTTGTGAATATTCAGGTCCTCCTGGGACAAACGACCTTACAGCCGCCTCTATTTCTTCAGCAAATCCTAAAGTTACTCCTTGAGCAATCGATCTAACTCTTTGAGTTTCTGCCAATTCTTTTTCTGCGCTTACTGCCCTCATGCCACTATTTCTTGCCTCTGGGCTATTATTAAATGCTTCCATAGCCGCAGTTGAGTCAATGACTTCGCTTGACCTGAACTTCTGACCTCTGTCAGTTGTTATTATAAATATTGGCATTTAATAATCCTTGCTAAGGCACACGGGTAAAAGTTACGCCCACAGAAGTGTTTTGACTAGATGCCTGTTGCTCAAAAAATTTTGGATATATATTAGTTATTTTTCTTCTAAATTCTGGAGTGAAAAGAGACTCAGTATTTAATTTATTTAGGGCATTCAGTGCTTCGGTGTCAGAAATTTTCTGAGTAGCCCAATCATTCGATACTTTTGAAGCTTCTGCATCTTTTTTGGCTTTAGCTCTAAATATTTCAAGAGTCAACTTGTTTCCTTCAAGTGAAGCGGTGAAAGCTGGCAATGCCTGTATATACATTGCCATATCTCTGTCAGATGTTGCGCCAGAACCTTCTACTCTAAATTGCGGCGCTCTTGCGTTTATTATTGCTCTGGCTGCGGCTATTTTGCCATCCCCTTGCCTGAGAAGATTTGAAAACTCTGGATATCTGGATGCTACTATCCTTTCCATATTTGATAAATCAGAAGTCTCAATTAGATTAGTTATAAGATCAACATCATCCAAGACTGCTTGAGAATTTGCAGCACGTTCTTGGATATTTTTATATTGTTCTGACAAGTATTCGTATCCAAATTCTCTCATTTGGTCGCCAATAACATAAGTATCTCCACTACGTCCAATAGAAGAAATTTTACCAGTGGTAGTGCTAACCTGATAAGAGCCTTCAGGAAGACCTAATGATGCAGCTTGCTCTGCTGACAGAGGAATAAATTGCTCTGGAGGAGGTTCTAAGGTTGAACTTATATATGCTTCAACAACTGGCTGAGCAAGTTCTGGATTAGCTTCTATAGATTGAGCTAAATCATTTCTACCTATACTCCTAAAATATTCAACAGTTCTGTTTGCAGTAGCTCGCAATTCTTCAGCAGCCCTGTTTGCAGCAGCTTGTTCCTGTCTGTCAACTTCTCTTTGAGCGATTCTTGCCTTTGCCAGATCAATAAGTCCTTCGTTTGGCCTCATTGACATACCGCCAAAACCTATTGATAGAGTGTCAAGTAGGTCTGGTCTGTCTTGGAAGAACTGTTGTACACCGCCACCAAGATTTACCAACCCCCTGCCAGCAGCACCGCCTATGTCACCAAGTGCGCCACCTATGCTTCCAAGGATGCCCATAGCTCTACTTCCAAGGCTTGGAGATTGGACTGAAACTTGTTCAATAGGCATTGTTGGCTGACTTACAGGTGGAGGAAGACTAATTGGCATTCCAGTAATATCAGCACCAGTAAAGGTTAATTCTTGGCCTGGCTTTTCGCCATAACCGTATGTTTGCAGTAATCCGTTAGCCATATTTATCCACTCACCCCAAACATTGGAGGCAATGCAAAACCAGAGGAGCCAAAACCTGTTCCACCACCAGAAAAACCACCACCGCTAGCTAATGTACCACCACCGCCACCGCTAGGCATTCCCATTGCAGTCGAAGCTACATTAGTTGCTAGGTTTACATAATCGAACAACCCAGGTTTGTAGGCCTGAGTGGTTGTTCTTGTCCCTTCTCCTGTCTGAGAGCCACCGTATGCGCCTAATTGAGTTTGTAATGCCTGTATTGGAGCATTTACAAATTGACCATACTGCTGCCTTGCTGCGTCTATTAACTGCTGCTGGAGAGCCTGTTGTATTGCGCCCTGGGCTGCTAAGTTTGACTGTACCTGCTGCCCCATTCCGAAACCAAGATTGGCAAGGTTTCCAAGTTGCTGTGAAGCCCCAAGTCTGAACTGTGCGCCAGCCATTTGATTTGCGATATCTTGCATTGCAGCCTGTTGCGCCTGTGAATATCCGGCTTGCCTTAGACCAGATGCTGTCCTTGCAGCCTGCTCCGCAAAAGCTCTGTTGGTTTCTGCTTCTGCTATCCCCTGCCTTGATCCACCAAATGCTCTTGCTGCCTGAGCCTGTGCGCCAAGTAAGTTCTGTTGCATCTGTCTCTGTCTCTCAAGGTCAGAAAGGCTCTGCTGAACAACCTGGGACTCATAGGGATTGGTGTATGGTGTTAAATTTGTTTGAGCTAATTGTTGGGGTCTGTACTGAGTGGCAGCCTGAGTTCCAGCAAATGCACCACCTAAACCTTGTGCAACGCCCTGAGTTAAGCTCATTGGTTGCTGCACCTGACCGCCAGTAGATTGTCCAGCCATAATAAAATTCCTATGTCTTAATTTAAAGAAACCACTATGGGTTCATGTTACGGTAAGCAGCGTCCAGTGAGGCGATTTTTCTGCCTAATGCCCTTTTCTGCGGACCAGATGACATCGCCTGCCTTCTGGCATCTAATGCCCTTCTTTGCTCTCTGTTTTGCGCTGCTTTATTTGCCGTTGCTTGTCTAGCAGCCTGAACACCTGGAGACGTTGGCTGTTGACCGCCTGGGTCAATAAATTGACCAGTGATAGCAGCGTATTGCTTTGGCCTTGACATTGCTAACTCTTGCAAAGCCTGCTCGTAAAGTGGGAATGCTGAATAACCGCTAACGCCTCCGGCATATTGCTGTGCTTGTGGCAGTCCGGCAGTGATGTCTGCTTGTGGTGCTAAACCAAGCGCAGCAGCTTGATTCTGTGCCATTTGCATGGCTTGTAGCTGTGGTTGTGTGAATGCTGCAATGTCTGGTCCTGAATAAGGAACGTATCCTGTTCTGGCAACATCTCTACCCATTCTCAGGTTTTCTTGTGCTGCACTACTTAACCATGAAGGAATTTCATTTCTTTCTACTTGGGTTGCTGCCCCGCCTTTTCCACCACCACTCATAATATGTCCACGCTCAATGTTGTTAAGATAGGTTTCCAGCCTTGATTTTTCAAAGCCCTCTCCCAACCTTTGCGACCAGCAAGGGTCAGGTTAGAACATCCCTGTTGCTTTCCCCACTCCATGACAGCTTCCTGCATATCTTTTATCTGTTCTAATTCTCCACCAGCAAGAAAGATATGCAGAACTTTCTTCCTGGGATATGAAACTATTTCCGTTACCAAACACCCATCAGGAGCAGGCCAAAGCTGCATTCTGCGATCCATTATACCATAGAAAATGTCTATTGTTTCGTGCGTACCGCCAGAATACTTCAAAGCATTTTCTATCCATTTTTGACACCTTATAAACTCTCTTACTGTATCCTTAGCCGTGAATTCGTGCGATTGATAGAGTAGTTGCTGGAGCTGCTGGTGCGAATGCTGTTGCTGTTGTTGCATCTAATATTCCTGTTGTATCGTCTACTGCCCACATAGCTTGCATATAATCGTTAGCTTCTAGTTCAAATATAGCACTTTTTGATACTACGAGAGTAGTGTTATTTTGTTTTAATGAATTGAACATTGTTGATTTTGGTACATCTGTTCCATTGATTCTAGCCCAAAAATAAAAGTTTACTGAGCTTGATGTCGATGTTGAAATTTGAGCCGACAAGTTAAGTAAATATTCTCCAGCTTCAGAAAATACAATCTTAGTCGCATCAGTGCCATCGAGAGATATTCCCACAGCGTCACTGGGGGAATCGTATTCTATTGCGTAAGCAGTGTTAGCAGAAATAGCGGTAACATCAGTAGATCGAGTTAAATATGCATGACCATCCTCAAGTATTATTTGTTTATAAACACCGTCCCTAGACACAACGGGATATTTATTCTCTCTGTCCCAAAGGATGATGCCATCTTCTGATGCAGACTCGCCTGAAACTAATTGAGCCAGCTTGCTTCTTGTTCGTATGAGATATGCGTAGACCCTGGTTGCCCAAGTATCAAGTGACCCTCCAGCCGGAACTGGTGGCTTTTCGCTCAACGTCTACCGCCTTGGATAATATCGAGCCTGTTAACTCCTACTCTCCAGTCAGATAATTGATTGCCCTGAACTTTCATGCGTACCTGTCTACCAGTGAATCTTACTGAGGTTGGGTTTGACATGGTATATGGTCCATATTCACGTTCTACGTCATTAGGATGAAACCTTGTTTTGAATATTGCTGTCACTTCACCCTGAGTCTTCTCGTCTGGGATCATCTCAACTACTGAGGCAACACTGTCTCCAGTTCCAATCATTATTGGTCCACTTTCAGCGTAAGGTGTCAGTGAACCATAGTTGTATCCATATTCATGGTCATACAGGTGGTAGTCATTAGCAGATGCCCATACAGGTCTTTGCAATGCTCCATGGTCAATGCCAGACGTTCTGGCTAACTGCCCAATAGTCCATGTATTTTCTGTGTAATTAAATACAACGTATCTATCGCATTCGCTGTTGCTTGATGATGGATAAAACCACCATATCTCACTGTTCCTGGCATTAGTCACAGCCCATACCTTGCTTATTTGGGATGTGTTTATATCAGAAAAGACGTAATCAGAGACAGGGGATGGTAACTTCTGAGCCTCTCCACCATTGTAGATAAAGAATGATTTTCTTCCCATCCAGGCAGCACCAGTGCCTATGTTGGCTACTGCTTTCTGTGAGACTATTCCGCATGATGACCCAACACGCTCTATTCCGTAAACGTATGGTGGTCCTTGATAAGTTGCAGCGTGTGCGTCTATGGTTGTCAGTATCAAGGTCTGCCCTCTGACCCTGATGGCACACATTATTTCACCCTCTGTCTGTAATTCTAAGTCTCCAGCCTCGTTTGTTGCTGAAGCAGTCCAGGAGGTGTTGTCTTCCTTGTCAGACCATTTGACAAGGCGGTTATTTCCACTAGCACCCAGGGCAAACAGGAATCTTTCTTCTGTTACGATAATTGCCCTGTTGCTGGTTGGTGCGCCACTAATAATGGCAGCAGGCGTTGCTGTGTTTAACTGCCATTCGTATATATTGCCATCGTCTATGGTGCAGCCAACCATGTACTCGCCCCATGTGTCCAGTGACCATGTTGTTACAAGTTGAGGCGTAGTTGCCTCTAGTCTTGGTGTCCCGTAATAAGAATCGCCATACAGACCACCACCATATCCAATGTCAGTTGCAGAGTCCTCTATCCCAGATGTAAATCCAGATGGCGTAATGTCATATCTGGTTCCACTTTGATTCCAAACGTATAGATTAGAGTAAGTGCCACCAACAACGAATTTATCATCTGAGTTATCAGTCCAGCCAATCATACCCCTGATTGAAGCATTCGCAGCAGTTGAGCTTCTAACTACCCACCCACCGACAGGACGCATTGTTCCATCAACCCAACGCACCAAGTTGGCATCTCGCCACCTGTTCGCAGATTGTAGGTCAGTCCCGTTTCGATAGATTCCAGGCTGGATTTCTAGAGGCACTAATGGCATATATTTATTTCTATTGTAAAGTTGAGTTCAGGGCATTCATAAATGCCTCCCTGCCAACAGAAAGCTGTTCGATATTAAATCTCATGCTGGACAGTTTCCTGTCAAGGTCTTGTATATGGTTAACCATAGCAACCTGCTGCTCGGTTAAATCTTCAACAAAATAATCTTTGTCATTAATTTTAATAGGTGTTTTTTTATCTTTTCCCATTTCAATTTTCCTTAGTTATTTCCACTTCCATATTTCATAAAGTGGATAGTTTTTCGTGGACCACTCGTCACAGTGGTTTGCGTCAATCTTTTCCAAGTATTTCTTGATGAAGGTTGCAAGTGGATTGTATGCCCTGCTTAATCTGCCAGATACGGTTTCGGCAGGACTACCGCCAAGAATCGTGTTTATTAATTGATCAATAACAAGGAACGGATACAGAACGGTCAGGTTAATCATGTACTGACCCACTGGGTGTTTGGTGTAAATCTCGTACAGTTTATCACTAATCATCTTGTATACTCTTAATCAACGATTCTTTATATTCTGTTTTGATTTCTGGCGTGTGAACAATGGCGCATATATTCTCTATGCCATTTTTTTCTGGACAAACTGTTAATGGATCACAGCATGGCGTGATCTGTCTACCATCAATCAATTTTATGGTCTTTGTTTTTGGGCATAAATCCATGATGCCAAGATCGATTAGTTGCTCTTGATCAAGTCCCAAACCCAACAAATCATTAAACCCTTTTCCAGTTTTGCCTTCACAAGCCTGAAGATAACAGTCAATTGCATCCTGTTCATTGCCTCCTGCTTTTATATACACATCATGGGTTTTATTGGCATTGTCAGTAACAATGTAGTAGTTTTCTTTTATATGTTCTGCTTTCATAGTTATCCCTAAACAAATGTAATTTGAATGTTTTTTGTTAAACCAACACGATTCTCAAAATGTATTACACCTGATCGAATACCGATATTCATAGACCCATCAGCACCACTTGTGCCAGTTCTGTTTGCGTTGGCAATTGTGACGTTTGTGCTTACTGATGTTACAATGTTTCCAGCTAATGAACTGCCAACGTCATAAAAGAATAGTGCTGATGATGTGTTTCCAGGTGTCGTGCTGTCACCGCCAAATGTAAAAAAGCACCATCCACCGTTTCGGGGTGGTGTGACAATAGCATAGGAATCATCAGCAACTGTGATCTCTTTTGTTTCAAACCGATCTGATACAGTGATATCGCCTGAATTTACATTTACATCCCCAGTAGAATCATCAATTTGAAATAAAACCGGATTTCCTGCGCCTAAATTACCATAGAAATTTATATTTCCATTATCTGTGCCTAAATCAAAGCCACCTTCAGAATTTCCAAAACGTAACCTCACTGATGCTGTTGAATTTGTGTCCGATATTGTAAGTTGATTTGCTAGTGTGCCTGTGTTGGATGAATCTCCAATATGGGTTTGTCCTAGATAATTAGTAGCACCGTTGGCGTAAAGCCCTCCGGCTACTAAATCCAGATCGCCACTGGATACAGTGAGATCGCCACTAGATACAGTTAATCCAGCAAATGTACCTGCACCTGCGCTTGAGCCACCAATGGTAACCCCGTCTAATGTCCCAGAGTTTATGTCAATGCCTGTGATGGGGGTAGTTCCATCCAGCAGGTCATCAATACTGTCCAGGTTAGTGTTTAGCTTGGTTCCCCATGTGTCATCTGAAGCCCCAACCTCTGGCTTGGTTAGAGAATATGTGGTTGTTGTTGTATCTGCCATTATTTTAGCCTCAATTTAATTCTGTCCAGCTTTCACTGGTGTTTGTTTGGTTTGTCCAGGTCTTGCTTGCAACAGCCTGAGCCGTCCAGCTATCAGTATCAATTAAATCATCTACCCATGTCACAGTATCGTCTGCCTGCCCTGCCCATGTGTCAGTTGGTGCGCTGTCATCAATCCACTTAAACCTTGCACTGCATGACGCTGTTGATGCTAATGAATCTAAACAGGACGCACTCTGCACACGATTAAACGATACGTCTAGTATAACAGAAATTTCAGCACTAGATGATGCTGACAAAACTGTTACTGCATTTGATGTTGAGGTGGTACTGGAACTGCTTGTAGCTGTCCCCAACCTTACCCTGACACCTGATGCAGTCACTGCTGCGCTTGATGATATTGTCGCAGAGCCAGATTTTACCGCTACTGCACTAGCGGTTACAGATGACGAAAGCGCCTTTGTTAAGCTGGCATTTTGTACTCTTAAAGCAGAAACAGTGGTAGAAGACGATAATGCTTCTGTTGCCGAGCCGTTCTGTATTCTCTGCGCTGATACAGTTGAGCTTGATGATATTGCGCTGGTTGCGCTTCCAAGTCTAACAAGCTGTGCAGATGCGCTGGTGGTTAAGGTGCTGGATGATGTTGCACTGGCAAGACGTACCCTGACACCGTTTGCCTGAGATACAACAGATGTAATTGAAGTTGCAGATGCGCCCTCAAATACCTCTGGATAGCCATATTTACCAGAGCCGTAGACTCCAGTGCCATAACCAAGCCGTAAGGCCATCAGTCTAGGGTGATGTCTAAGTCACCAGCAGGGATTCGGAAAACGTCACCACTTGCTATTGTTTTGCTAGCATCTAGGGCAGCGTGAACTATCATTGTACCGCCTGTTGAGGCATCCATCACGCCTATATGGGTAATGGTCCCCCAGGAACCCGTTGCAGCAGTAAACTCTACTGCACCACTATTTGTTGCGGTATTGCCAGACACAGTTATGGTAACTGCTGTCCTAGCGTATGAGCCTCCAGATACCTCTGTGCCTGCGCCAGTTTCACCTGGGTCATCAGTAAACAGACCTATATACCAGCTTGTTGGCCTGGTGGCTGAATCGGCAGTGAATAACCATGTTAAGGTGGTGGTTTCGTATGTATTTGTTAAACTCATTTCAATAACTCCTGATTTTTAATCTTAATCCAGAGCCACCATATTTGGCTTTTCTGCTCGATTCGTTAATGGCTGATATTGCGCCAGCATACAGCATTGTCCAGACTTGCATACGGTTGTCATCTTTCAGATATGGTGCTGACTGCAACAAAGCCCCATATAGGTAAGCGTCTGGATGGCTTGCAAGTATCCAGTTGCTTGTATTTGCGTCCGACAGTTTGTCAATGGTTGCATAATATAACATTTCCAGGTTATACGCAGCGTCTGGAGTGGGATACACCTCTATGCTGCCACCAGTAATTGCGTAGCTGGTTGGCCTGCCTGTCGAGTCATTGGTGTTGTCCCTCAACTCCAGCATATCGTCAATGGTTATCAACTCAAGTCTGGTGCTTTGCTCTTGCAAATGCATACGGATTGGTTCAATGAAGTCAGACGGCAATTCTGAATATCTGCTGTCTATTTCAGCAGTTGACCTCTTTTCCATACTGTAATGGCGCAACTCACGCTGCATCTGAGCTTCAGACAGTGTGATGAAGTCTGGTATGACAGACGTTAAGTCATCCCTGTTCAGGAAGTCTGCTATGCTTGTTTTCAGTTCTGAGTATGTTGTGATTGCCATTTCTATAATCCAATAAACTTTGTGTTAGTTTAACATGGAATTTGGATTTTATTTGCCTTATAATAAATATTGCGATTTATAACCTACTTGCTGCATAACGCTAAAGGGAGACACATCAATGTACATTAATGAAAAAGACCATCCTGAACTATACGCTGCTAAAATGAGGCGATTCTGGAGGGAGGTTGATCAGATTGTTGCTGAGTCGAGAGCAGCCCAGCCCCTACAAGACCGAGAACTAGTGAAGGTAACAATCCAGCGTCAACAAGTTCACGAACCTTCGCAAAACCGCCCTCACTTAAAGCTTGTCGAGTAGTTCTGACAATCTCGCTTCTTTGGCCTGCATTTGGAAAATTCTTGATTAATTTCTCATCAAGATTTTCCAAATCAATGGCTAATTGTCTTACTTGGGTATCTAGCAGACCTCTAGGCGTTTCTCCCATTCTTTCAATATATGGCAAATATGCGCTTGGCTTAAATGCTTCAAATGATCCAACTAAATCACCGCTATTAATGCCCCATTTAGGCTTAACTCCTAATGTTTCTTTGCTAATTTCAGTTAGTCTTTTTTGCCATTTTTTTGCCAAGTCTTCAGCGTCCTTTGCTTTTATTTTGTTTTTAGATGCCCATTCTGATAAAT